GGTGTTTGTCCTGCCGCTCGAACCCTTTGTAGTAGTGGATCGGCATGCTGGCGATCGTATTGCTGATCCGGCTCACCGCCGCGTAGATCGCCTCATTTCCCTGCACGGTGGCGTCCGCCCGCGGCCTTGTCAGCATCCGCAGATTCCTGGCCGCCCTGGCTGTGGGCTTGTCCCTCGCCTGCGCCTGCGCTTTCTTCCGCCTGAATGGATTCCTCATCCCCTTCGCTCCTCTCTATCGTCTCCGCCGGCTGCCCAGCTCCACCACCCGGATCGCCGGCGCGATGTAGTCCGTCCCCGCCGGCTGCTTCTGCATCCGGACGCAGTGCGCATCCAGCCAGGCCATGAAGCCGTCAATTTTTCGGAACTTGTTCCGCTTCATGGGCATCCAGTTCTCCTTGTCCAGGTGCCGGCGTTCCCCGCTGATCCGCACGTTGTCCGTGTACCAGGTCAGCATCGGGTCCTGGTTACTCACCACCCGGCCCGCCAGCAGCATCTCCTTGATGTCCTTCATGGGGTCATTCAGGGTGATCGGCCCCTGCCGGACCACCTGGCAGTCGAAGGCCTGCACGCTCTTCCCGTCGATTTTTCCGCCCACCTCCAGCATCTGCCGCAGCCGGGTCGCGTTCGCCGGGTCGTATCCGATCGTCACGATCTCATACAGCCAGCTCATCTCCGCGAACCACTTGTAGACGTCCTCCTGCTGGATGTATTCCCCCGGCACGATGGTCAGGTGCCCCTTCATGGCCAGCCCGTAGTAGTCGATCTTCTCCTGGTCCAGGTCCACCTTCCGCTGCGGCACCCAGCTGTGCAACAGCACGTAGCTCTTCCCGCCGTCCAGCGGGAACTCCAGGGCGGCCGCAGTGAAGTCCTCCCGGTTGGACAGGTCGAACCCGCCATAGCACCTACGCCCCAGCAGGCTTTCCGGATCCATCGTCTCCCGGTTCCTCCGGATCACCTCCGGCTGCACGAAGGCCATGTCGTCCGCGTTCACCATGATGTTCAGCTGCTTGCAGATAAAGTCCGCCCGCTCGCTGGGGATCAGCTTGTTCCGTTCCCACTTCTCCTTCAGCTCTTCCAGGTGCAGCGTGTACCCCAGGCCTGGGTTCGCCTTGATCCAGTTCCGGGTGTCCTCGATGTCGTCCGTGGCGTCCAGCTCCGCGATATAGCAGAACATCCGGTCCGCCACGTCCGCCTTCAGGGTCCCGTTCATGGCGTCCGTGAACTGGTCGTAATAGTAGGCGAGGGGCCCGTCGATGACGTTGCCCATGGTGGTGATGTAAAGGATCAGCGGCTGCGCCCGCTTGATGGTCTTCCGGGCGATGATGTTGATCAGCTTGAAGTCCCGGTACTCGTGGATCTCGTCGAAGATCGCCAGGTGCGGGTTCAGGCCGTCCAGCCGCTTGCTGTCGCTCGACCGGTGCCGGATCCTGGCGTTCATCTTGTCATAGTAAACGCCGTCCCGCAGCGTCCGGAAGCGGCTGGCCAGCGCCGGGGAATTGTCGATCTGCCCCTTGCACTCCTCGAACACGATGCCGGCCTGATCCTTGCTGTTTGCCAGCAGGTAGACGTCCGCGCCCCGCTCTCCGTCCTTGCAGGCGGCGAAGGTGGCATTCCCGGCCACCATGGTGCTCTTGCCGTTTCCGGATCCAACCACGATCAGACCCTCGCGGAACCGCCGCAACCCCGTCTCCCGGTGCACCCATCCGTATAGGTTGCACTCGATGAAGCACTGCCAGCCCATCAGGGTCATTTTGTCGTAGTCGCCCTTCGTCGGCCGCAGGAACTTCTCGATGAAGTCCACCGGCCGGCCCGCCTTGTGCGCGTCAAAGATCCAGGGCCAGCTGTCGTCCTGAAGTTCCGGCCGCGCCGGATCCTGTCCGGCCCTCGCCAGGTCATCCAGGAACCGCTGGCAGGCTTTCGTCACTTTTTCGCCCATCCGGATCCGCCCTGCGGTCACGTCCCGGGCGTATCCGATCGCCCGTGCCACCGCAGTGCTCTCGCTCTCCTGGGCCCTTGCATTTTGCGGCCTTTTCTGGCCCCTTCCAGCGCTTCCGGATGTCTGCCGGGTATTTGCCCGCCCGCGGGCCGTCAGGCCCCTGGGCGCCCCCGCGCCGGCAGTCCGCGGGGCATTAGTCGGGGAAGCTGTCAAAGTCGTCGTCCAGATCAACGGAGGCCGCCTTCCGTCCGTTCGGGGTCAGGCGCAGCTCGTTCAGCAGCTTCCGCTGGCTCTCCACATACCCCCGCAGCTGGGCCATGCTTTTGTTCTCCTGCCAGTAGGTCTGCCGTCCGTTCCGGACCTCTTTCCCGATGCCCCGCTCCAGGATGTCCTGCTGCAGCAGCGCCTTGATCTGCTCCGCGTAGGCCACATCCGCCACCAGCATCTGGTCCGCGTCGGTGATCCCGCCGGCCCGCTTCTCGCAGGCCTCGCACAGCCGGCCGTACATCCGCCGGGCGTCCGGATCCGTGATCCGCTGCCAGTGCTCCTTCTTCAGTCCCGTGTTCATCCTGTCCTGTCCCTCCTGCATCTTCCGCGGGGTAGGGCAGGGGAGGATCCTTATACCTTGATCACGCGCATGCTGTGCGCGCCCTGCCTTTCCGCCGTTTTCCGCTTTGCCTTGGTCCGCTTTTCCGGATGGTGTTCCTCGTGGCATTTCGCGCACAGGCTCCGCAGGTTGTCCATGACCAGCTCCAGATCCGGCCGCTCGCTCCGGGGGATGATGTGGTGCACCATCACGGCCCGCCGCGGCTTCCGGATGATCCCGGCCCGAAACTTGTCCATGCAGTCCTGGCACATTCCGAAGTCCCGCTGCAGCGCGTCCGCCCGGACCTTCTTCCATTCCTTAGAATGGTAAAAGGGATCGCTTTCCTTGTAGTCCGCCATCCGGTTCTCCTCCTGTCCTGGAAGAAATAACGCCGGCGCAGGGACAGGTCTGCCGCCGGCGGTAAAGTAAAAGGGCGCCCGGGATGTCTCTCCCGTTCGCCCTCACTTTGACAGCCTGAACTTTATCATAGGATCCGCGTTCCTTCAAGGGTTATACATGTAGGGAACATGTAGGGAACGTGTGGGGAACATGTAGGCAACATGTACCCCACGTGTGGGAACATGTTCCCACACGTTACCACACGTGGGAACACGTTCCCTCGTGTTCCATCCGCGCTCCTTCGCGTTCCTTGGTGTATACTCCTTCCTATTATATGCCCCAAAAAGCAATAAAAAGGGCGGAGCCCCTGTCCAGGCCCCGCCCTTGCTCAAAATTCCGCCGGATCTCCGCGTTTCCACGCCTCGTTCGGATCGATGCCCTGCTTCTCCGGATCATCGCTGTGCCACCGGGTGCAGAAGCTGTTCTCCTGGTATCTTCCGCAGGTCTTCCGCTCCGCGCACGTGCAGCAGTCCGGCCCCTGCCGTCTCTCCTGCTCGATGTTCCTCCCGGCCCTGGGCTTCCCACTCATCTGCCAGTCCCTCCTTTCTCTCTCAGGTACCACGCCGGCAGCGTGCTGTCCACCCGTACCGGATCCAGCATGTCCAGCAGCTGCTCCGCGGCCCGTTTCGTTTTTCGGACGTACCCCGCGGTGTACTTCTCCTCCCGGGCGATCCTGGGCGTGTCCCATCCCCGGGCGTAGTAGTCGAACAGGATTTTCCCCTCCAGGTCCGGCACCATGTCCATCAGCGCCCGGGTGGCCACCCGCTCCGCCTCAGCCCGTTCCTGCCGGGCGGTCTTTTCCCGCTCCAGCGCGTCGATCTCCGCGTAGATCCTGCCCGTCTTGTCCTTGTCTCCGCTTCCGCGGCTTCCTCCGTTCGGGTCGGCCTGCGGCGCGCTCAGGCTGGTCAGCACGTCCCGCCACTGATCGATCCGCTGCTGCAGCCGGTCAATGTCGTTCCTGGCAGCCCGGCACCGTTTCATAATTGTGATCGCTTTCATGTTCAGGCCTCCCCGTTTTCCTCTTGCTTACTTGTCTGTTTTGATCTCCTCGATCTCCATGCTGCCCAGCAGCATCGTCACGCCTAATAATGCATTGAACCAATCCTGCAGGATTCCGTGCTCGATGATGATCTCGTCCTCTGGATCTTCGTCCTTCAGGATCGTCTTCATCTGCCGGATCGCCGCGCTGGCCCGCGCCAGCGTCTGCATCAGCTTGCTGATTTTCATCCGCGCCTTCCCCCTTCTCAGAACGGCAGATCTTCCGGATCCACCTCTGTCATCCCGCTCTCCGGATCCGGGGCCGGCGCTGCAGCTGCTCCCCGCTCCGGCGGCGCGTCCGCGTCCGTGGGCTCGCCCTGGCTGCTGCCTCCGGCGCTCAGGAACTCCACCTCGTCCGCGTTCATCTCGATACTGCCCCGGGCGTTCCCGTCCTGCCCGATCCAGGCATGGGCCACCGGCTCGCCGATCACGCACACCTTCCGCCCCTTCCGCAGGTACTTCGCGCAGGTGTCGCCCAGCCCCCGCCATGCCGTCACCCGCACGAACTCTGCGTCCGGCTGCCCTTCCTTCGCCCGCTTCTTCCGGGCGGCCACCGTAAACCGGCACCAGTTGATCCCGCCGTCCGTCGTTCCCGTCTCCGGATCCCGCACCAGGTTCCCGATGATGATGTAGTGGTTCATGTTTTCCCCTCCTTATTGTCCTAAAATCCTTCCGACCCGTTGCATCCGCACCATGTCTTCCATCTTTGGCAGCACGCCGATCCGGATGCTCTCTGCGGTGATCTCGATGTAGCTGGCCGGCGCACCCTGCGTCGCCTCATCCTCCACCAGGATCCCGCTGCGGGTTCCGCAGTAGGGGCACCGCTCGCTCCCGTCCGGCGGCGCGCCGCAGTTCCTGCAGTTTCCCACCTTCATATGGTCACGTCCTCTCCATGGATCAGCTGCCCGGCCGCCTCCCGGTATTCGCACCGCCGGAAGGGGCTGTCTCCGTCCCGGATCTCCGTCGGTACCGCGGCATCCATCAGCGCGTCCCGCAGCTCGCAGCGGTCAATCTCGTTCCCTTCCCGCATGCACAGCAGGCACTCGCTCTCCATGGCCGCCTCACAGATCGTCGCCAGGTGTTTGTCCGTGATCAGCAGCTGCCGCGGCGTCCGGATCGGCCCGTCGATGTGCAGCTCGTAGTGCCCGTGCTTCGCGTAGGCCAGATAGTAGTCGTCCCGGCTCTGCGGCATGGTCTTCAGCAGCGCCTCCTGGATCCTGCAGATCAGCACCGTGGCCAGCCGAATGTCCCGCCAGATCCATTTCCCGGCCAGCCTGGCCCGCTCCC